CCATTTCGGGCGTCGTTTGCTTAATGCCAATTAAATTGTCAAGCCCTAAACCTTTACGTAATTGTTTCTCACGAACCAAGATTCTGAGATTCTGAGAATAATCCCCTCCGGTCAATTTCGCCGTTTCTTCTGTCGCGTTTGAAAACCCGCCGACAATCAAATCGGTAGACGCCTGAATCTCTTTTGTCAGGTCGATGAGTCCCATCGCCTCACCCGTCCACGTCGAGCTGAGGTAGGCGGCCTGAACCTCGCGATTTTCAAAAAATCCCGGCATGACAATCCAGCCAGATAGAACTTCGTCGATCAGCCACTCCCGAAAAATCGGGGCGCAAAACTTAAACTCCACCCACTCCCGTTCTATTTTGATCTCTTTTTGAAATTGAACAACCGCGCCGCGACTGGCAGAATAAGACGCCCCAAAATACTTTCGTAAAATTTCATAGGGGATCCCAAGCGCCATCCCAATTTCGATCATCAGCGCGGACGAAAGCGGCTCATAGTTCGAGGAAACATTTCCGGGGTTTGCGATCGCGACCTCCTCCCCGGGGGCTAATTGCATGACGGCCCCTGGTGCAAGAGTATAATCGCGACCCTCTGTATTTGTGCTCTCACTAGACTGAGTATCTCCGGTAATGATTCCGTTTGACTTTAAGGCGTTCGGATTTGAGGATTTTATAAAAACTGCAAACAGAGAGACAACCTTGGCCCTGATAATTTCGGCTTTTTTGTAGGTGTCCATATCCTTTAAGATTTGCATGACCGGAGCCAAAAATGGAACTCCGCGAGACTGCCCGGGGCGATCAGCTTTAAACAGATGCAGGACAAGGGGTCGTCCAGATTTTTTCCCAAAAAATGGGATGTACTCAAAATTGTACGGGTAAACTTCCTGATTTTTATTTACATGAATCCCGATCGGGGTTCCGTCGTCTAAGGTTTCCAAACCGTCGCGATTATTTGTATTTTGAAATGAATTCGATGGACTCTGAACCTGATCCGCCTCGATCAACCCCACCCGTAAATTAAATAATTTATTCGAGTGCTCCTTTAGGGGCATCGTTGCAAAAACCTCACCTGATTGCAGAACTGAATTGTAGGCGAGGGCTTGATTTTCATAAAACGTTCTTTGTCCCCTAGCGTCCGATTCCGTGCTTTCTGCCCACAACCTAAATCTTGTTTCAATCCGATTTTCTAAATCATTAAAAAATGTAACGGATTCTTCGTCGCTCCACCCAAGATATTTTTGAATAACATCCCTGTCAATCGCCGCTTGAAGCTTAAGTCCCCGTCCGATAACATTTGAAACCATCGTCCTTATTGCTCCGCGAGCAACTCCATTATTTTTATAAAGGTCTCTCGATCGTTGTCGCAATGTTGGGAGATCTCTAATTATCTCCCCGTCAGGGGAGCCAAAAGACGGGAACCAATTTCGAAAAGCTCTCGTAAATTTTGCGGAGTCGTAACCGGTCGCGGTGCGAAGCCATGACGACGCCTTTAACTTTGATGATATCATTGATCGTATTTTCATTTTAAAAATTAGTTGGGGTGATAAACTTTGTGGGGATCCCTGAGTCGCCGTCTAATTTTGATTTTTCAAGCTGCCAATATTCGATTTGGTTTAGTAGCGATACTATGTCGTTGCGTGTAACCGACCTTGATGTTCCGCCGGTGTTTATTGTGTAGTTCTTCCCGGAGATCGCGGACGTGTATGCGCTTTTTAGGTTTGCGATAAACCCGTCAATTTCTTTAAGTGTCCATGTCGCCATCTGCGCAGACACTTGTTGTATTAGAGATATTTAGTCAAGAGTGATTCCTCTCGACAATTGCCATCTTATTTTTTGATTTTGATTTTCCTGTTCTGTTTTTTTCGCGGGCTCAAACAATTGCTCCCTTGCTCGTTGCCACTCACTTTCCGACAAGTTATCTATTCCCAAAATTAGCGACATCGCGCGATTGTAGACACTCAAGTCCAGCATCTCATTTCGCTCATATATTTTGTTCCACAGAAATCGCTTAATCCCGTTTACGATTTTTATGGATAGACTCTCCGAAACAAGTTGCCGAAAATAATCTTCAGGGTAATCAGGAAAATGACAAAATCCGAATGGAAATGTGCCATCTTCGTTTTTCGACAACCTGAGCCGTGCATATAATTCAGACTTTAGAATAGACACACCGACGCCCCAGACCGTCACACCGTTAGCGATCTTTTGCCCCATAAAATCTATGTCAACTTGAATTGGCTTGTTGATTGCCCTCGGAACTGATACGCCCTTAATCGCAAAAACCCTGCCAAGTTCTTGCCGCCGCACCCACGTATACACGACCTGCGTGTTGTATCCGGTGTCGATCGCGAAGCCTCGGACTTTTAAAAATTTCCCGGACGGGTGCAAATATTGCCGGCGCAGGAAATCATCAAGGAGGTCATACGACTCAAGTTTCGCGGTGTCGCACATCAGTATTAATTTCTCGATCGAGTGACTTTGTTGATCCTGAGCCCAGCCTTTTACCTCAATTTCAAATCGATCTTTTTGTACGTCCGCCGCCCCGGTCAAAAATACAGTGTCCGCTGAGGGTATTATTCCAATTTTATAAAATTCTCGCTTGGCGTATAGGTGTAAATAATCCGGGGCGTCGCCAAAGTCCTCAAAGATTTGCGCCAAAATTGTATTTTTAAAAACGCGATATTTAGATTGATCGTATCTGACGTTCTCATAATTTACAATTATAGATAACCACGACCCGTACGGTTTGTACAGTGCATTAATCCAGAACCCAGCAATATTTCCGCCGGGATTCTGAGCTATCCATTTTCCGTTTCTAACCATTGTTTTTTTATATTTTTCATTTATCTTGCAACCATTTTCAGGGCATTCATAATAAATTTCTGAAATGTGCTCCGGCCTCACGGTTCGCTTTTGCCCGGGAATGTCCGGTTCCCCGAAATCAATTTTCCATTTTAATTTCTTAAAATCCATAAACGTGATTTTACTTCCACATTCGGGGCATGTTAAAAAATATAATCGCTTGTCGCTTTGCTCGTACGCGGCATGAATCCTTGAATTTTTATCGGTAGGGGACGAGACTTTGAAACTTTTGGCATTCCAAAATTCGTCGGTTCGCCTTGCCGCAAGATCAGAGGGATCTCCGTCGCCGTCTAATTCGAGAGGGTAAGTATCGACCTCGTCCTCGTAGAGATCCCTGATGGGCCGCGACTTCAAAGAGGCGGCAGAGTTCGCCCCCGACATAACGATAAAACCTCCGGGGAATTTTTTGTGTAGTAATGTATTACCGGAATCCCTAGCTCGATTGTCTTTTATTAACCGACTCAATCTTTTCGTGTCACGCAAAAACGGAGACAGTCGATCTTTCGAAAATGTCTCGGCCATGTCCAGGGTCGGTTGCACCAGCATCATCGGCCCGGGTTCTAAATCAATTTTTTTTCCGATGCAATTTCGCATGACGGATGTCTTCCCCATCTGGGTGTTGGCCATCCAAACGACGCCCTTAATATTAGGGTCGTCGAACGCGTCCATAATTTCTCGCTGATATTCAAATTCTTCGGTAACCCATTTTCCGGGCCGCGCGCTATCCTCCGAAGATAAAATCGAAAATGCGTCTGCCCATTCCGATGTTGACAAATTTTCGGGGGGACGCAAAAACTCGGATGCCTGTTTTAGCAAATCGCGATAAGACGATAAGAATTGATTTTCATAAATAAATTTATCTTCGACAATATCTTTTTTACGAGCCATTATTTTTTAGAAATTTTATCAACGACGTTATTTAATATTGCGTCAATTTCATTCGATATTTTGGATTGAATAAATCCAGCTTCTGAAAATTCGAGAGTTTTGGCGAGCTTCATCGGCATCGACCGAAATGCACTCCGCAAAACCGAGAGAATATCGCGATACCCCTCGATTACGTCCTGAGCGTTGACCAGGTTTTTTGAAGCCTCGTGAAATTCAAGTTCGGCTGTGGCGGCTTTGAATTTTGTAAGCCTGGCATCCTCTACACGTCTATCGATCTCTCCAGCCTGTTGTGTCGTATGACCTTGTTCTGACCTCGCGCGCAGATGCCGCACCGCATCGCGGATATCATATTTGCCGTCCTCGTCAGGAGCTAGTCCCCATTTTCGCAATCCTGAATCCGACAGCTCGAAAATCTGCGCAATCTGCGACAAAGACATCGACCGAAATTCTGGAATTCGAGAGGGAATGTTTTTTTTTTCGACACCTTACAAATACCTTATAAAATTAAGCACAAACCAACATTAAAATTCTGAATCTAGCTGTCAATCGGGGTTTGCATTACC